CATGCGCCGTATCTGCTAGAACTCCTAGAGTAGCTTTTAGATGAACTTCTTCACCCTTTCGAACACGAAGAAATAACATTGGCTCATCGATGTCACGATCCCGCATTAGAAGACCTTCGCGACCAGATTGAACGACAAAATCATCAGTTGTTACCGTTCGAGTCTTCTCATCTTGCGATGGTAGGATACGAAGTTCAATCTTTGCGTCTTTAATAGTAGCTGCATCCGAAGGTAGAACATTAATAGGTAACATTTCTACACGGTGTTTAAGCATCTCGTGAGGCAATTGAGTCGTGTTCGTAACAATTTCAATATTTTGTGTTGCTACAGTTGGAATGTTAGCAAGTAGAATACGGCGAAGGGCATTCACAAAAGAAATTGGAAAATTCACAAACTCACAAGAAAGCTCAAACCCACGGTTGCTCGTTTTGAGATTCTTAATCGAAGCCATTTGTTGTTCTGCCATTTCGTTATTGTTTGATCCGTTTTTTTCCTGAAAAGTCATAACGACATGTCTCAACCATACTTATTCTACAGTGATAAGTGTTCAAATTCAAAACAGATTATTGAGACGCTAAAGGCTCTTAATAAAGTTGGCCTTTATAAGTTTGTTCTAGTCGATACTATGCAGAGAAACCAGATTCCGGCATTTCTTACAAAAGTTCCCACACTATACAATCCCGAAACAAAAGATGTTGTTGTTGGAAAGGATATTTATGGATATATTGCCAAGCCTACTAATGCACGAAAGGAACTCCCAGCAAAAGGTGAATCAGCCCCGGCAGCTGCTCAAGCTACCATTGGTGATTTAAGTGCTTGGGGGTTTGAAGGTATGGGACGTCTTACTGAATCATATTCGTCGTGGGATACACCTACAAACTTCTCAAGTGATGGCGGTAGCTTGTATACGTTCTTAGGTGGTACTACTGTATCAGGCCCTCCCGAGCCCACATCACAAAATACTATTTCAAAGGAAAAAGCTGGAACAAATGAAGACGTAAAAGCCCGTATGAAACTCATGGAGGACCAGCGTAAAAGTGAATTTTCAGGAGTCGAGCGTAAGTAATATAACAAATGGCGACAAAGACCGTCCTGATGACGGCACTTTTTGAACAACTTCGAATCTTTACAGATGAACTTATTTCAATGTATCCAGATGATCCCGATTTTCCTCTATTTTCAAGCACAGTTAAACTTGCAAGGATGACGAATCCGTCTATGGTTGTTAAAAACATTTATGATGCCACAAATCCGTTCTCTGAAAAAATTATGAATAAGGATGAAGGTTTCTTCATGCAGTATTCATTTTCAGAATTTGAGAACGAAGTTGGTGATATGAATGTATTTGGAAAGCTAAAGAAGTATATCGAATCAATGTCTCCGAAGTCAAAGGAGAGCGTTTGGAAATACATTCAAAATATTTATAAACTAGCTAATGCAGTTACTCTGATGTAAATCCATATAGATCTTCAGATTTTAATGTTTTTAGTTCTTTTATGGCTTCGTCTGCATCTCCAAAATTTCTGAAAAGGATCTGGTTTACTTCAGCAGGACTCCATTTATAATCGAGGTCTTCGGTAGTCCAATCATTCTGCTTTTTATCGTAGAAACTGGTTACCATTTCACGGAGAATTTGACGGTTGCACTTCTTAAAGTGAACAATCATATCAATACGTCCTGGACGAATTAGAGCACGATCAATACGCTCGGGAAAGTTAGATGAAATGGCAAGAATACGACCAGACGCTTCCAACGTTCCATCAAGTAAATTGAGTAGAAATGAGAGATCAATCGGATCTTTGATTTCATCATCATGTTCCTTGTTATCAAGCCACGGATCGCCTGTCTTTTCTTTGGGCTTTTCACTTACAGTAGGTTTCTTCCATTCGCGTTTAAGAACAGCATCACCCATTGCATCAATATCTTCAATTACGTACAAACGTTCATGAACAGGAATAATAAATCGTTCTGTTACAGTTCCGTTGTAAACATGAATTTCATCGTTAAAGAAAAGATGGCGAAGCTGTGACTTCGACTTAATTTCAGATAGATGAATATTCAAAATGTGACGGTGGGCTGTATTTGCAATCGCTTTAATTGTAGATGTTTTTCCACATCCGGGATCTCCATGAAACATAAACCCAAGTGTGTAAGGAATTCCTTTCTGTTCGTACCAATCTTTGCGAGTTAGAAAAAACTTTACATGATTACGAACTTTATCGCGTTGTTCAAAGAATACATTATCAAAGGAACGTGTTGTATGAAATTGATGTTTTGTATAAAGAAGGTGTGTGTTGGGTAATGCGTTCTGCATAGTCTTTTTTGATTTATTTTGAGTAATCATATCGAAGTAATACAAATTTGTTCCAAGTTTATTTGCCATTTTTCTAGCAAAATCGGTATTACATCGATCAACAAATCCTTGTAAAAATTGAACTTCGTGATCGTATGAAAAAAGTTCAAATTTAATTGTTTCTAGTTGTCCATCTTTATGTTTTAGTTCCGTTAGCTGGAAGTATACATCGGTTTCAACTTGTACAGCCTCGAAAACATTTGGAAGATAATCATGCTGAGAAACGCAAAGTAGATTCTTAATGACAGGAATAGTGGTCACATGGTGAATAATTGCGTCCATTCTCAAAGAATTTGCAGTCGCCGTTTTTTGTAGAACATGGTCACACGTAATGACTGATTTCTTCTGTCGTACGGTTTCTGTAACAGGTTGTTCCTTTTTCGCAAAAAAGTCCATCGCGTTTGTATTTTAATGATTCCTGTATCTAAATAATGGCACAACCCACTGTAGACGTAAAAAAACCCCAAACAACCCTTCCTAACGGAGGTTGGGGTGACAGCGAAGAGCAACTACTTGCCGAATGGGCCGATAAGTCTGCGTGCTATCGTTGGTTACACGATCGCACCGAGAAGAAGTTTCGCGGTTACAATATGGCGTTCACAATTCCAGTCATTATTCTTTCGACTCTGACTGGAACAGCTAACTTTGGCATGACATCTATTTTTCCACCTGAATTACAGCCTGTTGCACAACTTGGAGTAGGCGGTGTCTCATTATTTGCGGGTATTGTAACAACTGTTGCCAACTTTCTACAGTATGCTCAGGGTATGGAAGCCCACCGTTCAGCTGGTATCTCGTGGGGTAAGCTACAGCGTAAAATTTCTGTCGAACTAGCCCTCCCTCGTAACCAGCGTGAAAACTGTATGGATTTTCTTTTAGTTTCTCGTTCCGAAATGGACCGTTTGATCGAGTCATCGCCGACAATTCCTGAAGATTCAATTAATGCATTTGAACGTACATTTAAGAATGTAAATATCTCAAAACCCGAAGTGTGTAACAATCTCGAAAAGACAAAGATCTACGATAGTGCGGATGAAAACATGGCTGAAATTAATGCAAAGGCAGAACTTATTGCAAAAAAAGCTATTGATGATAGACGTATCGACGCTATTAAGAGAATGATAGAACCTAAACTTGCTCATGAGGTTGAGAAGGAAGTAAATCGTCGTCGTTCATCTCCCCCTAAACTTGATACATCTGCACTTATCAGAAAAGATTTAGCTGCTCTTGCTAATTCGGGTGTGGTTAGTCGAATGAAAAGTAGCTCCAAATTGATCCTTCCTAAATCCGAAGCCCAACCTGAACACGTTGTCCTTCAAATGATACCTGAAAAGAAGGAAGAACCTACGTCTTAGCAATACACATATCTAAAGTAGGAACATTGGTATTTACAGTTTTTGATCGCTTGAGTCTTAGATGCTCTGACGCCTTCTCTACTGCATCTGTAGAAAGAGACACATATCGTTTGATATCGCGCAAAGGTCCCTGAACATTCATAGAAGGAAACAACATTCGAATTGGAGGAAGCTCACACATTACAATATCATTACTTCCACTTGTATATTCGCGAAACTGTTGAATATCCAATGGTCCACCAAACATTCTCAAAATAGTTCTAGATGGTGCAGGAGATAGGTCCTTTTTACTGTACAGTTCACGATAGAGATGATAGAGAAGTGCATGACGATTCCAGCGAACCGAATCGGGAACAGATGCGTCAGCATATAGATGTGCTAGCGCACATTCGGGAGAACAGAAATTACCTTCGCATGAATATTTATTTTTATAAATATCGTATGAAATTGGAAGAACGGTTGCAACCCAGCTGAATCCGTTGCAACACCAAAAACACGCAGTATGTTCAGAGTATGAATCGGTTACAACGTTTTCCAGAATTTTCTTTAGAATATCTGTATTAAATCGCTCAGATACCTTAGACGTTTCAACTGACGTTAGGATATCCGAGTATGAAACTACATCGCCAATTGGAATTACCTGTTCAGGTGTTTCCTCATTTACCTTTAATCGAAATATAACAGGAGCTTCGTCAACTTCTATCTCTTTCTTTACAACCTTTGTCTTGCGACCAACCATTTAGTTTATTTAATCGTGTATTCTGTAAACAAATGCGAATTGTCTGCATGACAAACGATGCTCAACTTCCAATGATGAAAAATATGCTTAATTCTGCTATGAAAGTTGGTATTCCAATGAATTTATTCCATTGTTACATCCTTAATAGTCAAGCCGAAGTTGCTGTGTATGGTAGTTTACAGTTTAATTCAATTACACTAAAAAAACTTGAGGTGATCAAAATGAACATGGGTCTTGATCATGAAATACTCTGGGTTGATAATGATATTGTATTTTTTGAGAACTGCTTGAATGATGTTTTGTCAAAACGTGGTAATTTTGTTATGCAAGACGATCTTTGGGGAGCATGTACAGGATTCTTTCTTGCAAGAAGTAGTTATTTTGCAAATTCTGTTATACAAAAATCGGTTCAATGGTTAACTAACTCTACAAATAAAACTGCAAATGATCAACATGCATTTAATCGTGTATATCCTCAAATTATTGGTATTCAGATAACTAAACTATCAACTGAAGAATACCCCAACGGTGAGATATACTTCAATCAAGGTAAAACTACTAAAGCAAAGATGGTTCATTGTAATTATTTACCAACTACAGCTGAAAAGGTTCAGCGCTTTAAAGATCATGGAATGTGGGATGAATCGGATACAGCATTTCTTCTGACGAATCGTTATTTAATATAATTTACTTAGGAGGAAAAACAAAGCTGTAGAATCCACTAAACTGTAGTAGAACGTGTAAAATACCAAACTTGGCAGCAAGAAGAGCAAATTCTTCAAGCACTGTTCCATTAATCGGGTACCCTCTGAAGACCGCCATGAGTAGGAAAACGAACGCAGGTAGGAACCCCATAAGAAGTGCTTCGATCGTAAACTTTACCGGGCTCTTCATAGGATACGTTAGATCGCGAATAAGACCCGAAACAACTGCAAGTAAAAAGAAGGCTGCGATAATTACTGCTAATGTTACTCCAGAAATTAGATCAATAGATGACATACCAAAGAGTGTACGAATGTAGGGAGTAGCAGTAGCCTTACTGTAGACACCGAACACCGCAGAAAGAATTGCACTCAGCACGATACCAATAATAACACATACTATAACAACGTCCATTTATATACATATAATTATATTTTAAGATACAGGACTATATACGACAATGTCGGCGTTTGAAGAAGCAACAGTAAGTAGACAATTCAGACAAACACTACCGTCAGGTCACTATGATATGATTATTGTATCGCTTGTTCACCAGAAAAATAACATGATTTGGCATATTGCCGATAACATTAAGAAATACGTTCATGGTCGCTTTTTATGGATAGTTCATTGCAATTCGGAGATTATGATTGACGAAAATACTCTCCCTGACTTTGCATGGATGGTTCGAAACCCTATCAAAACAACGGGACACAGATGGTCTGTAGCTCTTACACACGGTATCTGTCGTGCACTTGAGTTTGCGATTGAGAATGTTACTTTTACGAATGCCCTAATGATGAGTTCTGGATCTGCTTTTTTCAGACATTATGACGTTCCCACGTTTCCTCGAATTGGGTTGATCAATCACACCTCTCTACTTAGCTTAAGCAGAGGTCAGCATACGATGCCTGTTCCGATTGAACGTATTGAGAGTTCATCATCTTATATTCTAGAAAACGGTAGTGAGATTCCGTGGCTATACGATAGGTTCGAAAAGGATATACCAATCCATCACCTGTTTAAGAAGTTTAAGTGGCTTAAAGGAGGCCAGTGGTCTGGAAGCATTTTTCCGTATGAAGTCGCAAAAGATGTTGCGGCGGATATGAAGAGCGTTGAAGCAATTTCATGCGATACAACACTCCGCGATTATGCTCGCGAAGAGATAGTGTTTTCAACATATGCATATAATTATGCTGTAACAACAGGCATGACAATAAATATGCTTGAAACTATTACTGATTGGGATTATATGTACAATCCGACCATCGAACGAGTAATACAGTACAGATCCGTAGCGGGATTATTTCCGGGCATTGGACATCTTGTATGTCGATTGGAGGATAACTATGAAGGTACTCGTGAATTTCTGATGAGATGAGATAGTTTATATTCAAAACGAATTTTTAGATTTTCATAAAAAAGAATGATACACAGAATGGCTGATCTTTCTAAACAGTACCGCAAGCATACGCATCGTGAGCACATTCTGTCTTTGCCCGATACCTATATCGGCAGCATTGAGAATTCGAACGATGAACTATTTGTAGTAAAAGACGATAGCTTTGTCCTTGAGACAATTTCAAACTTTAATCCTGGATTTTACAAGCTCTTTGATGAACTACTTGTGAATGCACACGATCACGTCGTACGTCTTCGCCAGAAAGGTTCAAAGAATCCTGTAAAGACAATTGATATTAGCGTTGCCGATAATGTTGTAACGATCAAGAACGACGGTGAGTCTATTGATGTCGAAAAACATCCGGACTACGGTGTTTATATTCCTCAAATGATCTTTGGAGAGCTACTCACATCTACAAACTACGATAAGGAAGAGAAAAAGCTAGTTGGTGGTAAGAATGGTTACGGAGTTAAACTTGTAAATATCTTTGCTAAGCAGCTCAAGATCACTGTCGTAGACGGCGTTCGTGAACTTAAATACGTACAAACATTCGAAAATAACATGTCTAAAATTGGAGAGCCGTCTGTAAAATCAGCAAAGGTAAAGCCATATGTTCAGATTGAATGGACTCCAGACTTTGCTCGATTTGGCTGGAAGGATGCATCTATCCCCGAAGGTCTACTCAAGGTCATTCAGCGACGAGTGTTTGATCTTGCAATGACAGTTGGGAAAGAAGTTCGCGTTACATGGTGCGGCACACCAGTTAAGTTTCGCGATCTTACAACGTACGCTTCCTGGTATCTGACGAAAGATACAGCCATCGTCACAGACGCTCCCCAAGTGGGCTGGCAGATTGCAGTCGCTGATAGTACATTTGATCGTGCGTTTAATGTTTCGTTTGTTAACGGCATTTGGACCCGGTCCGGCAAGCATGTGGATGAAATTACGAATCAGATTGTTTCGCATATTGTGAATTATCTGGAGACTAAGAAGAAAATTAAAGTTAAACCAGCACTTGTTCGTGACTCTCTGGCAGTGTTCATTCATTGCTTTGTGGAGAATCCTTCATTTAGCAGTCAGACTAAAGAAGTTCTCACTTCGAAAGTTTCATGCAAATTGAGTGATGAGTTTCTTAAGAAGGTTGTAACGAAGTTGAATATTGTTGAGAAGGTGCTTGAACAGCAAAATGTAAAGGATAATAAAGAGAACGCAAAGACCGATGGAAAGAAACACAGTAAAATTAGTGTTCCTAAACTGGATGATGCAACGCAGGCCGGAACAACTAAGAGTCACGAGTGCACGCTCATTCTCACAGAGGGAGATTCAGCTAAGGCGATGGCTCTATCTGGTCTATCACAGGAACAGCGAAAGTTCTATGGCGTCTTTCCTCTGCGTGGTAAGCTACTTAACGTGAAAGATTCGTCTGTTCGCAAAGTAGAACAGACCGAAGAGGTTGCAAATTTGAAGAAGATTCTGGGTTTGGAATCAGGAAAAAAGTACAATGATATCAAGTCACTTCGTTATGGAAAGATTCTGATCATGACCGATCAGGATTATGATGGTTCTCACATTCGTGGTCTACTCATTAACATGTTTCACGAGCTATGGCACGAACTCATTCAGGTGCCTAACTTCATTACCTACATGGCCACTCCAATTGTAAAGGCAACGAAAGGTTCTAATGTAAAGTCATTCTATACTCAGTACGATTATGAGGAATGGCGAAAGACTGATGCTTCTAAGGGTTGGAAGGTTAAGTACTACAAGGGACTTGGTACTTCAACTCGCGACGAAGCCAAAGACTATTTTAAGACCATGAACATTGTACCGTATTCGTATACTGACGAATCCAGTGATAAATCGATTGAGCTGGCTTTCAACAAAAGCTTGGCCGATGATCGCAAAGATTGGCTCAAGACGTATTCACGTAGTGAAATTATTAATGCGAACCCCGGACAGCGTGTTCCATACGAGGAGTTTGTACACAAGGATCTGATTCACTTCTCGAATTACAATTTGGAGCGATCAATTCCGAATGTAATGGACGGCCTCAAAACATCTCAGCGTAAGATTCTATACTCTGCATTTAAAAGAAACTTGAAGAGTGAAATTCGTGTGGCACAGTTTGCAGGATATGTATCCGAACATTCTGGTTACCACCACGGTGAGGCATCATTGACTGAAGCAATTGTAGCTATGGCTCAGGACTTTGTAGGGTCAAATAATATCGCGTGGTTTGTACCGGAAGGTCAGTTTGGTACTCGTCTTCAGGGTGGCAAAGATTCAGCTTCGCCCCGTTATATTCACACATTTCTACAGCCTTACATTCAACATCTTGTACCTGCAGATGATCTAGACTGTCTAGTGTATCGGGATGACGATGGTACTCCTGTAGAACCCGAATGGTATGCACCCATTCTTCCCATGCTACTTGTGAACGGATCTCGCGGTATTGGTACTGGTTATAGTACGAACATTCCATCTTTCAATCCAAAAGAGATTAAGGCTGCACTTACCGAATGGCTTGAGAAGGGAACTGGACTTGAGCGTGAATTTGTGCCTTATTATGAAGGATTCAAGGGTACAATCGTAAAAGATGCAAAGAATGATTATATTGTTAAGGGTGTTTGGAAGACTGAGAAAGATATGATGACAATTACAGAGCTTCCAGTCGGAACGTGGACAGCTGACTTCCGCGAGACGCTTGATAAAATGGTTGCTGATGGAATTATCAAGGACTTTACGGATACATCTACTGATATGGATATTCTTGTGAAGGTAAAGCTTGGAGCTGATGTAGCTGCGGTTGAGAAGCAGTTGACCGACAAGATTAAACTAACCAACATGCATGCATTCAATTCCAAGTGCGTGATTCACAAGTACAATAGTCCAAACGAGATCCTATCTGAGTTTGCAGTTGTACGACTTGATCTTTATGCAAAGCGTCGTGAACACCTACTTAAGGTTCTGAATGATAAACTTCCTTACCACGAGAACGTAGTTCGATTTATTCGCCAGCAGTGTCAGGAGAAACCTGTTCCAGACATTCGCCGTAAGACTCGTGAAGAATGTGATATTCTGCTCAAGAAGGAGAAGTTTGAACTCATCAAGGAATCCTATGATTACCTGATGAATCTTCCTATTGCATCTTTGACACTTACAAACGCAACTAAGCACGAGAAGGAACTTGCTGAACTTAAGAAACAAATTAGTGAGCTAGAAGGAACCACTCCTAAACAGTTGTGGCTTTCTGATCTAAAAAAGCTTAAATTTTAATGATATAATTGAGAGCTAAATATGGTTGCATATTATTGTGAGCCGCTCCGCCGCCGGCGTTATTTATGGTTATGTTTGTAACTGCTGAAACAGTAGTAGCAACTGTACTTTTTATACTAGATAACCTATTAATACCGGCAGTTCCGTCATTATTCTGATCATTTGCAGCAGCGTTTATAAGAGCATGACTGTGACCCGGATCATCAATTGTATGTGTGTGTGCAGGTATTTCATTAACAGTTAATGTGTGGTTTTCTTCTCCTCCAGTACCGCCAAGCGCATAATTATTTGTCGTATTTGTACCAACACCAACAACTGTTTTTTGTCTTAAATCGGGAACGTTAAATGTAGTTGTGGTATCACCGGCTCCAAATGTTGTTCCAATAACTCCAAATAATACCGAATATCTTGTTCTGGTAACGGCACTACCATCGCACAAAAGCCACCCAGTGGGGGCAGTGGTTCCTGCGAATATAAGTATACTTCCTGAAGGAGCTGAGGAGATTCCTGCAGGACCTGTTGGACCTGTAGAAGCTGCAGGACCTGTGGCACCAGAAACACCCGTAGGACCCGTAGGACCCGTAGGACCACTAACGCCAGAAGCACCAGGAGAACCAGGAGCACCACTACTACCGCTTGGACCCGGGCATGTAACAAGTTTTGAAAATGCAAGATATTCACTTGCCGATAGCATTCTTAATTTATAGTTAAATAAAGACTTTCACATTTTTGCACATACAAGAATAATGGCAAGTCAATCATATCAAGAATTATTAGCAGAGACTTATCGAGAAACTGAAAATTTACAAGAAGATTTTACAGAAGAAGAGGAGGAACCTGATATCGACGGTCACCAAGAACGCGACTACGATATAAGTGAAGTAGCTGATCAGGATGCATTTAAAAAATTTGCTGGAAATCGTGGACATCCAGAAACAATTCCTAAACCAGCACAATTCACTGACAAGGGCAAAAATAGTATACGATACGAAAAAGATATTCAAATTTATTCATTTAATATTGATAGTCGATTTCGCGATTATACTAAACTAACAAATCAAACAAACACAATTCTCGCTCAATTATTCCCAACCCCCGCAGCAAATACATCTCTAGATGAATCAGGTAATTTAATACTAGGGGGGACTTTAGCTGGAACAACACCTACAGATTCGTTCAGTTCATCACAGTCATCTAATTTTATATTTACACTTCCACGTACCATAAAAAATGTATACTCGGTTGCCCTTACGTCAATTGAATTTCCTAATACATTTTATGAGTTTGATACGGCATTGTATAATAACACCACAATGACAATTATTGATTTAAGCAGTCCCAACAGTGGTGCTATCTATAATGTACGTATTCCCGATGGAAATTATGATACATTTACTAATTTTGCTTCGGCTGTTCAATATGCAATACAAAATTCAGTAAATCCAAATGGTGTTGTTAATACTGTATTTCAGTCATTTAAAGTTACGTATAGCACTTTAAAAGGGAAAATGATTTTTTCGAATCCAACACAATTTACATTTAAATTTCCCAGAAGTATACATCCTAGTGGAAATGGCCTTGGTTATTTTTTAGGGTTTAGTCAAATAGATTATACAAATAGCCCAAGCCAAACAGGAGAAATTTCTTCATCATTATATGGAAATACTACAGCAGGTTTAGTCGCTACGTATGGACTGTCGAGCACCGGACCTCCGTTAACAACTGATTACCGATTAGCGGCTGAAAATATTCCTGTTATTTTATCAAACAATTATATTTATATTGCATTAAATGATTGGAACGTAATTGTTCACCG